ACGGCATCGGCGCCGGGCAGGGTATCCGGCCAGGCCTCGCCGTCGGCCGGCAGAACCCGAACAAGGCCGTTGCGACTATAGGCGCGCGCGCCGGCCAACGTCTGTTCCGCCCCGTCCGCGTCGAGGTAGGTAACCACGACCGACGACACATCTACCGGCGCCGTCTCGAGGATTATCTCGCCGCATGGGAAGGCCGGCAGCACTTGCGCGAGCGTCTGCTTCAACAGCTTGCGGCGCGTCATGCTTTCAACTTCCTGCCGGGCCGACCGGATCAACGACGCAATAAGCGCGTCGTCGTCGTTGTGAGAAACGTATATCCAGTCTTTGGCATCATCGAGCGAAACCGGCTCGGCGGCCGGGGCGGTAACAAGACGAAGCATTCGGGGTTATTCCTTCGCGGCCGCGGCCTTCTTGGCCGCCCCTTTCTTGGCAGCGGGCTCGCCGCCGTCGGCCTTGTTTTCCTCGGCGTTGCCTTCCGCCTTGTCGGAGTCGCCTTCGCCGCCGTCGGCCTTGTCGCCGTCGCCTTTGCCACCGTCATTGGCGTTCGGGTCTTCGGTCTTGTCGTCGCCCGTCTTGGCCGGCGGGTCTTCGGCCTTCTTGGCCTTCTTCCCGTGCTTCTTCGGGTCGAATTCCTCGAGCGCGCCACGGTCGACAAGGTGCTTCGCGTCGTGTTCGTCCATCGTGCGGATATCCCCCGCGAAATAGGGGCGATCGCCGATCATCTGGCGCGTAACGAAATATTTCTTTTCGGGCATCGTGCCTGTCTCCTGAAACGAAACAGAAGGGGCGGCCGAAGCCGCCCCTTTCTGTTCCTAGTTCAACCTATCGCCGGTGGTTACGCCACGCGGCCGAAGTCGCCATAAATGAACCCTTCCGGCCGGTAAACAGCCAGAACGAGGCGTTCCTCGCAGAGCGCCGTAATCAGGTTCTTGATGAAATCGTCTTCGTTCTCGGTCGCGATTTCGACGCGGGACTTCCACCGGTCGAAAAGCTGGGCGCCCTGCTGGAACGAACCGGTCAAGAACTTGTCGACCGCGATCGCCTGCGTTTGCACGACCGGCAAGTTCCAAAGCCGCGGCGTGGCGGCCCCCTGCGGGTTGCCGATGATGTAACGCCCGGTCGTATCCTTGAGCGTTTCAATCCATGCCCAGTCAATCGGGTTCATGACATGGCCGGTTGCCGGATATTCGGCGAGAAGCGCTTGCAGCATCGCCAGGCGCATATTGTCGATGCTGGTCGGGCTCGACAAAGTGATCGGCGCCGCGAACGCCGTTGCCTGCGGAATGATGCCGTGCAAGTTCTGCCCGGTGCCGTCACCGCTCAAAAGCTGCTGTTCTTCGACGTAGTCCAGACCGTACAGAAGCTTGTGATTGATGAGCGAGCGCAGCATTGCGGCGTCTTCGAGAATTTGCCGCGAGGCCTTCATCGTATGCGCGACGGTACGAACGGACCGCGTCACCAAATCGGCCTTGATATCCGATTGGGGTTTCGCGGCCCCTTCGGCGACCATCGCCGCGTTATTGGTGAAACCGGTTTCGCGGACATACTCAATCGCGTTGCTGTCGGTCTGGCCGGGGGAAATGAGGTCACGAACCGTCATCCGGCGTTCGGGCAGCATGACCATACCCGGCACCCGCTGCGTTTGGACAAGAACGCCCATCGCGCCGGCGGTGTCGGTCGTCGCCGAGGTGATCGTCGCTTTGACCTCGAGCGAGGCCTTCCCGCGTTTGTCCGTCGAGGCGAGAAATTCCTTCACTTTCTCATCTTCGACGAACAGCTCGCCCGGCGATTTGATCCGGTCGGCATCGGCCGGCTTGCCGCCCTTGGCGATTTCCTGCTCGAGCGTCGCGACCTGTTCGGCAAGGCCGTTCATCTTGACGAGCGCCTCGTCGGCCTTCTCTTTCAGCGCGTCAGTGTTCTCGCCGGTCTTCTTGGCGGTTTCGAGCGCTTCCTCGGCGATTTCCTTCGTCGCGTCGATGGCCTTCTCGAAATCCTTCTTCACTTCCGCGGCGAGTTCTTCCGCGGTTTTCTCTTTTCCAGACATTTTTGGCCCTCCTGGCCGAGTGTGATGGTTTGGGATTAACTGGCGAGTGCGCGGAAAAACGCCGCGGCCTCGCTATCGTCACCACCGCCGCCGGCCTCGCGCTGGCTCAACAGGTGGGATAGGCCTTTGCCCGCAATTGCGGTGGCCTGGGATTTCGAAAAGCCGCCTGCCTCACGCAAGAACTTTTCGAATTCGGGAAGCGACGGAAGCCCGCCGGCCTCGAGAATGGATTTGACCGCCGTCACCTTCGCGGCCGTGTTCATCGGCATGGTGACAAGCGAGATTTCGCGAAGATCAATCTTCTTGAGGCGATAGACGCCGCGGCGGTTCTTGTCTTCTTCCATGCCGCCGGCCGGGATCCTGTAGCCGATCGACATGCCGCCGATGGATTTCGCTTTCAGGTGACCATAGGCCCGGCGTGCGAGCGGGTCATCGTCGATCAGAAGACGGCCTTTGACCTTGAGGCCTTTCGTATCTTCCGAGATTTCGGACCAAACGCCGATCGGCTCATTCCGGTCATGCTGCCAGAGCATCGGAATATTGCGGCCGTCCGACTTCGCCTTAACCAGCCCCTCGATAAAGGCGCCCGGGTCGACGACATCGCCGCCCTGGTCGACGTTGCCGAAGGTCGAGGCATAGCCCTCGAATTCGCCGGTCTTGTCGTCGGTCGCCTTCGTTTCGAAAGTGTAATCGAAGGTGTGAGTTTGGATTTCCATTTTCTCCTACTCCGTAAGGGCGGGGCCGCCGTTGTGGCCAATGCCGTTGGCCTGGTCGATTGGTACGTTCTGCGACTGCATGCGCGGCACGTCGCCGCCGTCGACCGGGGGCAAGCTTTCCAGGCGCCGCACTTCGTTGATGGTAAAAACCCCGGCTTGCAGCATCCGGGTATAGAATTCCGAGCGGGTCTTGCTGTCGCCGCGAAGCAATCCTTCGAGGTTGAAGGAAATCGAAATGCCGGCGGCGATGTCGGCCGCCGTGAGAAGTTCCTTCTCGAGCCGTTGCTCGATCCGCTTTACGCGCCGGCGAAGCGAGAATTTCAGGAACCCCAAAACCTGTTCTTCAAGGCCGCTGCCCCAACTGGTCGCCTTGCTCATATGGCCAACCATATGGGGCGGAACGCCAAACCAACGGCAAACCTCCTCGACCGAGAAGCCGCGCGATTCGAGCATTTGCGCGTCTTCGGGGGTGAATGTCAGTTGCTCAATCTTCGCGCCGCCCTCGTTGATAAAGGGCTTTCCGGCATTCATCGCGCCGGCGTATTCCTTCGTGATGCCGTTCTCGATCTGGCTGCGCTGTTCCGGCGTCAAATACGGCTCATAGGTGAGCGCGATTGCCGACCGCATGCCATTCTTGAACATGCCGCCGGCGGCCCGATCGGCCGCGATCGCAATCCCGAAAATATGCCGCGCCATCGCGAGTGTTGAGAGCCCGCCGAGCACGTTGCCGCCGAAGCCCCGGATATGCAGGATTTCGTCTTGAAGGTACTCGAGCGACCGGCCTTCTTCGGTCCAGCGATAACGGATTTTTCCGCCCGGCCCGCGGTCGACCGTCACCGGCGCCAGGATCGGTTCCAGCGCCACCACCTGGCCGCCAATAAAGACCTTCCGGGCATAGGCGTTGCCGCGCAGCTCTATCGCCGCGGCGACGAATTCCCAGAACTCGAGCGCCGTTTGATCGGCGTTGGGGCTCGAGTGCAACAGCCGGTGCAGCCGGTGCGACTTGTGCAGAACCTTCCCGCCCTGGCCGTCGTCTTTGTAGACGCCGAGCGGCAGCGAAGCGAGGGTTCCCGCCAGCAAATTGACGCATGCCCACGCTGCCGAGACGCCGAGAACATTGCCTTCGTTCACCGTCTCGCCGGCATGGCTCGAGGTGCCGGCGTGGTCCCATCCGGCCGGATCGGTCAGCGATAGCTTGCGAACAAGGTATGCAGCCGCCTTGCGAAACAGGTTCATCGGGCGCCCATCCGTGCGGCGAAGTCGTCGAGCGTTCCCCGCGGCGTCGGCGCGGCCGGGTTCATGCCCATCAAATGCGCGGCGTTGAACAGCGCCATAAGCGGATCAATCTTCCCGTAACCAGAGGCCGCGCGCTCGATCATGCGGGCGGTACTTGTCGCGCGGGTTCGCGCGTTGCCGGCGCACCATGCCATCAGCCTAGAACCTCCATGCTTAAACGACCGGTCAGCGAGTTTGCGCTCGACCGTCTTCGACGCATTCATGAGCCGGATGCCTTGCCCAACACCGATCAAAAGATCGGCTTCTTCGGTGATCCCAATTTCGGCGAGAACGTCGACTATGCCGCCGATGCCGGCCGGATCGACGCCGACCTTGTGGAGAAGCCCGCTATCGAGGATCAGCTCGCAACTGTCTTTGATCCATTCGAGGTCATCCGGCAGCGCTTCGACCATCGTCAAATCGCCGTCTTTCTCGAAATCCTGATACTTCGGAAGGTTCTCTTTCCGTTGCTCGAGGCCTTCCGGCGCAATGAGCGCATGCCCGTAAGCGAGCCAATT